ATTGCCAGTATTGTCATTCCAAATTGACTTGGCTTGAGCAAAATCACCGTCTATGGCCGCCGCAGTCATGGCCGCGACCTTGCCAATAGCATCACCGAAAAACTGTGTTTCTGTTACTACAAAGGATATAGCGGTATAGGCCGCATGAAACGCCACACCAATGCCATACGCCGTTTTTTCTAATATCTCCCCATCACTTGCGCCGCTTGCCATGCTCGACGCCATTGCGTTAAGTGATGGCGTAAGCTGCTGCGCGATAACATTCCAAGCACCTTTAGCGGCATAACCCATTTTAGCCATGCTGTCATTAAACTGCGCTGACTGATTGGCCATATCTGTGCTAATGACTGCGCCCATTCGTTGCGCTTCGTCGGTTAGCTCTTTAATACCTGTTTTGCCTTGGTTTAAGAACGGTATTAACTCAGGGCCCGCACTTTTGCCAAACAATTTCATGGCTAAGTCGGTTTTTACTGCGCCGTCTTGCATTTTGCTGATAGCTTCGGCAGCATCTAAAAACACGTCTTTGCTTTGGCGCACATTGCCTTGAGCATCAACAACACTTACGCCAAGTTTTTGAAATGTGCTGCTTAAATCCTTGTTGCCTTCAATGCTGGCGACCATGTTCACAGTCAGTTTTTGCAAACCGTCTGTGTAGTTTTCCAATGTTGCATCGCTAAAGTTTAGCGCATACTCCATTGCTGTAAGCTGCTCGACGGCTATCCCTGTTTTGCCTGCCAAATCCGACATTGAATCAGCGTAATCAATCGCTTTTTTGATGTTATCGGTAAAGTAATCGACGGTAAAAGCCGCAGCCAATGCCGCCGCCATAGTCTTGGCTGCCGCACCAATGCTGCCAAAATTGTCGTTTGCAGACTGAGAAGCTCGGCCTAAATCATTCTGAAAGGCAGCCGTGTCCGCGCCTAAAACCACCTGTAAACTAGATAGTACATTAGACATTAGACGCATCTCGCATTTAGGGCTTCTTCCAGTTCGCGCTCCATTTCTTCGGGGTCGCGTTCGGGCTTATCAGGAAATAAAAGAAAGTCGGACGGCAAATAAGGCTTTGTATTTTCGCCACGGTGAACATTGGCTGTCGTGCTGGCAATAACTCCTGCCTGCAAGTCACGCCTAAACTCACCAAACGGCGATATTTGATAGAACGCCATCCACTCGGTCAGCTCGTCACTGTCGATTGTTGCCAGTAATTCACCAACCGTCTTTTTTAGCTCAAGTGCCAGCGTAAACAGAAAACGCCGCGCTGGTCGGCTTCTTAGTTTTTTTCTGCTTCCTCAATGCTGTCTTTTGCCATTCCGTTTAAGCGCATTGCCGCCTCAAAAACAGGGATGATAAAAGCCGCGTCAAGGTTAGCTAGTGCTGTGATGTCGCTATCACTAAACATACGCGAGCCGTCATCATTGCAAGCAGTTAAAGCCACCCACGTTGCACGAATGCGGCCTTGTTGCTCACCACTTACAAGCACTTCATAAGACTCACGCGCCGCGCCACTAATGACACGTACGCGAACATCACCCATAGGAGTGCTAACAACTTCCGATTTAAACGGCAAAGCCAAAATAGCATCACGATTTAGCATGATTAAACCTTACGGGGTAATGGTGGATTTAACGATTTGACCGCTAATGTCGAGCTTGACGTTAGCGCGTAATTTGTCGCCCTTTTTGGCCATCTTTTTGATGCCAGTAACAACCGCAGCAAAGGCAAATTGTGTGGTGGTGTTGGCTAAGATGATTTTGAAGTTGACCGTGGTATTTAGTGCCGCTTGTACGCTCGTAAACGTAGCATTTGCAGGATCATACAAAATATCTAACGACACTGAGCCGCTATCAATCACGCCTCCACCAGCTTTCATTGCGTAGTCGTCGGTAATGACAGTGATGTCGATGGACTTCGCGCTTTCGTCAAAGCCATCCCAATCGGTAATCTGACCAATGGTGGTAAATACTTCTGTTGGTGTTGCACCATCACCAATTTTAATGATAGTGCCTTTGGTGTTCATGGTTGTTGCGGTCATAGCGTTTGCTCCCAGATATTAAATTCTGTGGTTTGTCGAAAAAGTCGTGTGTCTTGCTCAAAGCTGCTTGTGCCACCGTCCACCACTTCGGCGGATATGGTAGTTAGTGCTTCAAGTACGGGGATTAAATCGTTAGATAGTTCTTCGGCTTCGGTCAGTGTGTCGGCGTAAACATCAATTTGCATTCTGATTTGCTTATGGCCAGCCCATCCGCCGATCACCACTAGCGGATTTGCCGAGATGGGCGTGTAGACGATATAAGGCGTTCCACTCTGTCCTGCAGGGCGCACCATTGGCCAGACGCAACTTTTTACTAGCGGTTTTAGTGCGCCTAAAACTGCTACATTTGCTGTGGTCATGGGTTATTTCCTGCGGTTCGTGCTGCGATAATTTGCCGTTGCTTCTCGATGTTTGCGGCGAGCTTTTCTTTAAAAATGGTTAAGGCTTCGTCTTTTCTTGCATCAAATGCTGGCCGTAAGAATGGTTTAGCCGCCATCTTTGACGTGCCAAACTCTACAAAACGACCGTAAAACGCATTGCCACGCCACGAAATAGCGATTTCTGCGCCAGTCTCGCCACGGTCAGACCTTAGTCTTTTTCTGCCTATGTTTTTTCTGAGCGTTCCCGATGGCACAAGTTTTTTGCCTCTGCCTTTCGTGTATCGGTAGTGCGGTTCTGCTGATATTGGGGCTAATGACTGCGCCGTTTTCTGTATCGGCATACCTGCTGCCATTAGCGAGGCAAACAGGGCTTTTCCTGCTGCGGAATTGCCTATTTCTAGCAAAGCTGTCTCTAATTCTTTTAGACCGCGAATTTCAACGCTTACGCTGTTCTCGGCCATGACTTAACCCTTGCTTAAACCTGCGGCACACATGATTTGTAGCTCTGTATTTCTCATATCAGTATTAATCGGAGGCGCAACAATTGCGTAAATCGTGTTGCCGTAAACAATACGCATCGAGGCGGTAATGCCTGCGCGATAACGGATAACAATGCGAACGCTTATCTCTGAGTTTTCGGCTTGGCTTACGATCAATTCACGGCCTGACAACGGCTTGATTGCTGCTTGAACGCTGCAAACGTCAACCCAAACAGGTTTCTGAGAGCCTGCCGCATCGTTTAAGGCTGCGTTTTCTTGAATGGTTATCTTGTGCCGCAGACTTCCTGCTTTCATTAGTATTGCACTCGATAAGCATCAAGAAGGCCGCCAACAAACGGATATGGAATGCTTGACATTGAACCGCTTGTCACCGCTTCTCTGTTTTCGTAGAGCGTTGACACGTCTAACAGAATCCATTGCTTGATGGCCGTTGGAATATCTGCGGCTGTTGCGCCATAGCCTGCGGTATATGTAACAGCTACTGACTCAGCATCACCCGCGTTTAAGATTTGGATGGTTGAAAATACGCAAGTGTGATTAAGTTTATAATCTGCTGCTGATAGTGTCGTGTTAGTACCTGCCGCATTGGTTGCGACGACAGAAGTTAATGACAAAAAATTTGGATAAGATAATTTTAATTTATTGCTAGTTTGCTGTGTAAAAGTCGATAAAGGCGGGTAATTTTCTGCGCCTGACACTGTTAAATCTGCGGTCAATTTATAAGTAGTTGTTAATAATGCGCGGCCTGTTTCCTGTACGCATCGCGCCATTGATGCCTGTATCAGCATCTCTATCAATGTATCTTCGTCAGAGCTATCCAAATCTAAACGACAATAGTTTTTCACCTCAGCAACACTAACAGCCAACACTGTCGATGGGGTAACAATCGTCGTTTTCATTTAGTTAGACTCAAAGTATGCGATTTGTTCAGGGCTGTTATTCACATAACCCATTTTATTAAGCGTTTCGTAATCAGAAGCACTCAACTCAACAACCGTACCGACAATTAAACGGTCGCCGTTTGGTGCTGTGCAAGTGTATAAAACTGCGGATTTGACCGTGGTTTTATCCTGTTTTGGTGCTGTTTTCGCCATAATTCACCCAATAAAAAAGGGCTTCCTTGCCCTGTTTTGCTATTAAGAAGCCGCGTTGATGTAGTATTTAATCGAACCACCAACATCCAACAAGTTGCCACCCGAACGCATCCACGCAAGGTAGGCAACCTGACCGATTTTTGCATAAGCAGAGTCAGTAAAGCGGAATAACTCAGCATTCATCACATCGCGGATGTGGTAGAACGAGAAGTCACCAAACAGAATGGATTTTGCAGAAGCGGCCATGACTGCGATGTCGTTGTTAATCACAACAGGGTAGCCCATGATTGTGCCAACTGGCGCATCAGCCAAACCTGTGTCATCAGGCATGAACAATGGGCGGCCTGTGTCGTCTTTGATTTTGCGGATAATCGCCACGCTTGCATCGTTCATCATAAACTTGCAACGACCCAATGCGCGGTAGGCGTAATCAACAGAATAAATAAGGTCGATTAAATCATCATAAATAACAGTGGTTGTTTGGCCGCTTGCGCCTGTTTTGCCTGCGCCTGCTGCTGTTACAACGCCTTTCGGCTGGCTCGAGCCCGAGCCAGTTGTGAAGTAAGTATTCGTAATGCGGCCTAAACGGTCAGCAATACGAGTATTTACAAAGGCTTCAATGTCGATGTTGCTGTCTTGAAGCAATTCAAACGGGATGGCGATAATTTTAGAACTAAACTTGTACACATCCAACGCAACTGTACCGAATGTCGGATCTGCTGCGGTCGCTGTGGTGTTCTGAGCAATTAACTCGCCTGTTTCTGCTGTGCCGTCAGAAGTAGGGAACGACAACGAGTTGCCCATATCTGTTTGCAAGATAGTGGCAACCGAACGCACACCGCCATAACCTTTCAACGCATCGAATAACACACTGGCAACGTCAGACTGTACGGTATAACCGCCTTGGCTGCCTGTAGTTGTGGACATGGTATTACGAACATCTGCCCATTCTTGAGCCGTTAACGCTGTGTCACCACCGCGCAACCACTTAGCAAACAATTGACGCGCTTTGTTGGCTGGCTTGTGCGTGGCTTTGTCAATTTGCGCTGTCAAGTTTTCATCTTTCAATGTTGCTAAAACTTGCTCAGTGCGTTTGATTTCAGCCGTTACTGTGTCGATTTTCGCCATATCAGCATCATAGGCCGCCTGATTTTCAGGTGTCCATGTTGCGCCTTCTTTCTGGCTGTTTTCCATTAACTCACGTACACGCTTGGCGTACACATTATGTTCTTCGCGTAATGCTTGAATAGATTTCATTTTGTCTCTCTCTGAAAGTAAAAAAACCCGCAAAAGTGCGGGATTGTTGCGGGTTAAAACTGGTTGATTAAATGGCGATTGCTAGTCGTAACTGTCTCTCCATTGCGGAAAAATCAGGTTTTAAAATAGGTTGGTTGGTTGGCTGTTCAGGTTCGGCGGCTTGCTCAGGCTCAATCACTGGCGCGTTTTTGTAGACGGCCATATTCCAAAGAGCCTTGGCTGTTTTGCCCTGCTCGATGCTGTCAATAAAACCAAAATCGACGGCTTCTTGCGCGGTAAACCACGTTTCTGCGTCCATCAATGGTGTGATTTCGTCGATTGGCTTGCCTGATTTTGTCGAGTAGGTTTGCGCTAATGTGCCGTCAATTTTTGATAACAGATTAGCGGTAGACATTAAATCTCGACTATCACCTGCTGTTGATGTCCACGCATTGTGAATCATAAACAACGCGCCTTCATTGGCTCGGATTTCGTCGGCTGCTAATGCGATGTAGGTCGCCGCACTTGCTGCCACGCCGTCAATATGTGCGATGATATTGCTCGGGTGCGTCTTGATTGATTGCTCAATAGCACGAGCCGCGAACACATCACCACCAGGCGAATTGATGCGAATGTGAATAGTCGGGGCTGTAATCGCTGATAAGGCATTAACAAACGTCTGAGCGTCAACGCCGCCCATCCATTCGGCGGTCAACGCATCACTTACGATCATGTCGTAAATATAAAGCGTCGACTCTGTATTGGCTGCATTCGTCACCGTCTCAAACCGTCGGTTTTTAATCTCACGATTGAAGCCATATAAAGCCATTAATTGATTCATTAAAATGCGCCTCCTGTCGGGGCTATTCCTACAAATAAAACGTCTCCGCCATCAATCGGCGGCAAATTCTCTGCTAGTCGAACCTCATTAACGGTTAGCCATGCGGGCTCGCCAGCACGACCCAAGCCGATTCTGTATGATTCGTTGCGCGTTTTGATGTCGCCGCGCTCTAACCCTGCGGTATTAAACTCGCAGAAGTTCTTTTCAGTTAAAAACAACTTTCTGTTTATCTCTTGCTCTGCGTCAACAATGTGCTGTGATAGCGTGTACTTGACGAAGCCAATGCCCATTTGCTCAACACCGCTTCCCCATGATGTTGTGTTTTGTGTGTGGCCAATCATAAAAGGTGGAACGCCATAAATGCGGGCAATATCTTCAATCTGAAACATTCTTGACTGTAGAAGTTGCGCTTCTTCCGCGTTAATCGTTAGCTCTTGTAGGCTCATTCCTGCGCCTAATACACCAGGTCTTGTTCTATCGCCCTGCTGGATTGATTTCCAAGCGTCAATAATTAAGTCTTTCTGCTCTGTGCTTAACTTTGCCATCTCTGTCTTGATGACGATTTCAGGTTTAGCCGACGCGCTAAAAAACTCAGCACTGTATTTGTCTGCCGCCAGAGCGATGCCTGCCGCGTTTCTCAAGGCATGACGTAACGGACTGACTGAACGTAAGCCATTGAAGCCAACACCCGTAAAATGAAGGACATCGTCTTGGTCGTACATCTGCGACTCAATGCCTTGACCGCCAATGTAGTTAATAAACTGATATGCTAAACGGTCGCCATTCAAATACACGTTGACCGCTAAGGGATGCCACGGCGTAATCGAAACAATCTCAGGGCTGAATGCTGACTTGCGTTTGATGAGCGCGAACCCGTCACCGTGGAGCAATTTGCTCGTCATCATGTAACGCCAAAATGTACTGGCTGAACATCTAGCAATTGGCTGTTCATTAAGAAGCCACCACAAAGGATGGTCAACACGTTGTCTTCCTGTCTCTGTGCGCTCGTAAATGGGTAAAGGTAGCGAAGCCATCGCGCCGCTAATCAACTGTATGCACGCATAAACCGCGCTGACATTCATCACTGTAGATTCTGTGACGGGAACGCCTGCATTATTCGGAATTGCAAACATCGAATAGCCGTCTGAACCACGAACAACAGACGATGAAGGGACGGCGGCATTATTCACGCGCTGTTTGTTGCGTCTTTTAGCCATAGTCATAACACCATCATTCCAAAGCCTTGTTCTGATTCAATGCCAGTGATGGCGCGATTTAATGCAATCAACAACGCTACAATGCCGTCGATTTTGTTTTCTGGTCTGTCTTTGTTAGGGTAGATGTTGTCTTTAACGTCTAACTTGGCAACTACGTTAGAAGCCATCCAAGTAAGAATCGGGCAATTACCATGTGCTAAGAGCTTTTGAAGTACCAATTTTTCGGCCTCCTTCATTGGCTCGCTCATGTTTTGAACTGTTTGCCTAACCTCGACCATTGGCAAACCTTCTGCCAACATGTCGTTAGATAATTGTGTCGCCTGCCACGGGTCAAAACCTACTTGAACCACATCAAAACGACTGGCCCATTGGCGCATATCTTCTTTGATATACTCAAAATCAATCACATCACCGTCTGTTAGTGTGATGAGTTTATCAATATGCCATTGCTTGTAGCGGTTGGCGTTGGTGTCTGCCATTTCTAAAACACGATTTTCAGGTGTGTAATAGTTACCGTGGATGTGCCAGCGGTCATCACCTGCAATCGGCGGAAATACGGCAATCATTGCCGCAATGTCTACCTTGCTCGCTAAGTCTAAGCCGATGTAACAAGGACGACCTTCAAGCTCTGCAAGTGGCAATCTTTCGGGGCATTGTTTCCATTTAACAATGTTCATCCAGCCAGTCTTTGCACCGACCCACTCGTTTAAATGCTTAGTTCTGAATGTATTTTGTTTGCTGCTGCTGACCATCGCCTCTTGCTGTCTCGCAAGAAGAAATTCAGACTCTATTGATACGCCGAAATTAGGGTTTACTTTGCGTAAAACATCAGGATTTGACCATTCGTCGCCATCGTCAATCGTGTACAACACAGGCCAAACTGATTCTAACGTAATACTGCCGTCTAACATTTTCTGAGAGTCGGTGAATAGTAAGTGACACGCGCCGCCAATGCTTGAGCCTGCTGTGGTAATCACTAACATTAATGGCTGTTCACGCGAACCCATGCCCGTTTCCATCGTGTCAAACATAGAACTGTCGGCGTGTTCGTGATATTCGTCGATGATGGCGCATGATGGGCTTGAGCCATCGCCAGGCTTTCCGATGATAGGCTCAAACCTCGAACCATCAGCCAATCTAATCATGTTACTAGCGTTGACCGATATCCCCGCCGCTTGTTGTAACTGCGGAGTTTTATCAATCATTGTTTTAGCAGGTCGGAAAACTTCCCATGCTTGCTTTTCAGTAGTTGCGCCTGAGTAAACCTCGGCACCACATTCGCCATCCATCGAAAACATGTAATTGCCGATGCCACCACCAATGATCGACTTGCCATTCTTACGTGGTACAAAAACAAATATAGTGCGGTATCTGCGCTTATTGTTTGAGTGTTTAAGCCACCCAAATGGAAGGCATACCGCGAATAATTGCCATGGTTCTAGCTTGATGTTGTCGCGCTTTGCCGCCCACTTCCCCTTTGTATGAGGTAATAGTTGCAGAAACTTGGCGACTCTTTCCGATTTAAGCGGGTCAAAATAATAAGGCGAATCTTTTAACGCTTTGTCTCTAAAATGCTTTTCCGCTAGTAGCTTTATCCACTTACAAGCAATCACCTTACCGTCAATCACATCACGCGCGTACTGTTCTGCCGCGTCTGTATATGGCGTTGCTGATTTAGTCATAAGTCATCAAATGGGTTTGAGCTTTTTGGCTTCGGTGCTGCGCCAATCTTTGCTCGACCCTGTGGGGTCATGCCTAAATCAGATAACAGTCTGTGCAAAATTCCGTACTTTGCTGCGGTAAATTCTTCAGCGTTTTCTCTAAACTCAGCGAACAATATAACGACCATTTCAACAATAGATTCGTCTGCATCACCTGCAATTCCTGCTGGTATTTTGCCGACAATTTCTTTCCATATTTTTAATTGAAACGGACTTAATGATTTTGGCGGCTCACCTATCGGCTTGTTTACTTTTGCATCTTCACGAGCGCGTTGTGGGTCTTTTTTGAATGCGCCTTTTAGCTCTAAAACCGCTGCTGAAGTTCTAGGACGCGCCATAATCTCAAATCTCTATTTTGCGGTCATAAAAAAACGATGGGGGCGCGGTCTTTGCCCGTGTTCGCTTAAAGTTTTGATACCCC